GGGCGGCTGCGTCACGAAGAAGTACCGCAAGGGCGGTATGGCAAAGAAAGGCTGCGGTAAGCCGTAACGTATGGCCACTTCAGGAACAACAGCATTTGACCTGTCGATCGACGACCTTGTAGAAGAGGCCTTCGAGCGCTGCGGTATGCGGATGACGGCTGGTTATCAGTTGGAGTCTGCACGTCGTTCGTTGAATCTGTTGTTCTTGGACTGGGCCAATCGTGGCTTGAACCTGTGGACCATTGAGCAAGCGACGAAATCCTTGACTCAAGGGGACAACAGCGTTTTGCTCGGTAATGACACCGTCAATGTCTTGTCTGCTGTGATCCGTACCGGAACCGGTACATCGCAACAAGATGTGACGATCGACCGGATCAGCCGTGAAGAGTTCTTGAACCTTCCCAACAAAAACTCACAGGGGCGTCCTTCGCAAATCTATGTCGAGCGTTCCAGTACGCCGACCGCGTACGTATATCCCGCAGCAGACGGAGCGTACACCCTGGTGTACTACCGCATTCGTCGGATTCAAGATGGTGGCGTGTATACCAATACAACCGACGTCAACTTCCGTTTCCTGCCTTGCTTGACTTCCGGTTTGGCGTATCAACTAGCGCTTAAATATGCGCCTGATCGCATTGGTATGCTGAAACAGATTTACGAAGAAGACTTCCAGCGTGCGGCGTTGGAAGACAGGGATACCGCCAGTGTGCGGATTGTTCCGGCGGTAGGGTACTGACGTGGCATTCGCAACCGGTAAATATGCGTACGGAATCTGCGATTACTGCGGTCAGCGGTACAAGTTGCATGACCTCCGTAAGAACTGGAAAGGATTCATGGTCTGCCCGTCGGACTATGAGCCTAAAGAGCCGCAGTTGTTTCCGCTGAACTATCGTGCGGATGCGATCGCGCTTGAAGATCCTCGCCCAGCTCGCCGTGAGCCCTTAGTCGTGTATGTTGGACTTTCTGCCCCGGCGGCTTATCAGAGTGTTGGCATGCAGCCTGCCCCTGTACAGAAGCCGGTACAAGGCGTTGGACAAATAGGTACCGTTACGGTAGCGATCTCATGAATTACAGCGAACTGATCGACAACATCCGAAACTACACTGAGATTGACAGCAATGTCTTTACTACTGGTGTGGTGGATACGTTCATCATGATGGCGGAAGGTCGGATTCTGCGCGATATTGACTTGGACTACTTCAAGAAAGAATCCACAGGTACGACCACGGCTTCGATCAAGTTTTTGGGCGCCCCGTCAGACATCCTGACACATCGTTATTTGATGCTCACCGTTGATGGCGAGCAGCGGTTCTTGGACTTCCGTGATACATCGTTTATCAAGGAATACTGGCCGGACGGCACAGAGACCGGGGTGCCGAAGTACTATGCCGTATGGGATCACAACACCCTGATCTTGGCGCCGACCCCGGACGACGCGTATACCGTGGAAATCGGTTATATCTACCGCCCGGCACAACTGTCGTCCAGTAACACTACGACGTGGATCAGTACCAACGCACCGGAAGCACTGCTTTATGCGTGCCTGATTCAAGCGTACAGTTACACCAAAGGCCCCTTGGAAATGCTGCAGTACTACGAGAACGCCTATAAGCAGGCGATTCAGGGTCTCGGCATTGAACAGCAAGGCCGTCGCCGCCGTGACGAATATCGTGATGGCATGGTACGTCTTCCTATTAAGTCGGAGTCTCCGGGACCATGATCACTGCATCTGGAATCTCTGAGGTCGGACTGGTGACCGCTACTGCGGTTTCCAATCGTGGTTTTACGCCAGAAGAACTGGCAGAAATCGCGCTGGACAAGATTGTGTACGTCGGATCGAATTCGCATCCGGCGATTCGCGAGCAGGCAGAAGCCTTTCGTGATCAAATCCGTCATGTGCTGGTACGGTACATGAAGCAGGCGGTGGACTCGCACACCACGACGCTTGCCAATCGCTTCCGCGAGGCGGGGCATCCTGAGCTCATCAAACTATTGGAGAACTAAGATGGCAATTTCTCTCACAAACGCGATGCCGACCTCGTTCAAGGTTGAATTGTTCAAGGGTCTGCATGATTTCAGCAATGGTGCTGACACCTTCAAGATCGCACTGTTCAAGTCCGCTTCGGCAGGCGCAGGCACGTATGGCGCAGCGACGACCAACTACTCCGACATGACTGGCAATAGTGACGAAGTTGCGAACGGCAACGGCTACACCACAGGTGGCGAAGCCCTGACCAACGTCACTCCGACGTCGGACAGCACCACTGCGATCTGTGATTTTGACAATGTCACGTGGACCGGTGCTACGTTTACCAGTTGTGGGGCGTTGATCTACAACACCAACAACAGCAACTCCGCGTGTGCGGTGCTGACGTTTGGCGGTGACCAGCAGGTAACCTCGGGCGACTTCCAGGTGCAGTTCCCGTCGGCTGCCGCTGCAACGGCCATCATTCGCATCGCTTGATGAGAGTATGTCGTGCCACTACGCAGTTGGGGTGAGGTAAGCTGGGGCTATAGCACGTGGGGCGGTGTCCCCATTGAGGCGACGACCACTGGCGTAGAGGGTACGGGTGCGGCAGGCATTGTTAGCCTCCGCGTAGACAACACGGAAATCCCAAGCGGGGTTTACGGAAACGGCGAAGTCGGAACACTGGTTCCTGCCATCGCCAAGACGCTGACAGGCGTAGCGGGCACGGGCGAAGTCGGCACCCTTGCGATCCGGATTGACAACACCGAAGTTGTCACAGGCGTAGAGGGAACCGGTGCTGCAGGCACTGCAACCATCCGGATTGACAACACCGAAGTTGTCACCGGCGTTGCAGGCACTACCGCTGTAGGCATCCTTGCAATCCGTATCGACAATACGGAAGTGCCGACCGGCGTCGAAGGCACGGGTGCCGCAGGCACGCTAGTGCCCATTAACACAAAGACACTGACGGGCATTCAAGGCGTTGGTGACATAGGTACGTCAACCGTTCGGATCGACGACAACCTGTATCCAGCAGGTGTAGCCGGAACCGGTGCAGTTGGCGTAGTATTGGTCCGTGGATGGACGGAGGTCCCGGACGCTCAAAACCCAAATTGGACGGACGTCCCGGATACACAAAACCCCGGATGGACCCCGGTCGATGTAGCAGCATAAGGAAACAACATGGCCACTCAATATACCTCGCTTCTTGGTTTCGCACTTCCGGTCACTGGCGAACTGTCCGGGACCTGGGGCGATGTTGTAAACGACAGCATCACCGAGCTGGTTGAAGACGCGATTGCAGGCAGCGCCACTAAGGACATCACAAGCGCGGATTGGACGCTGACTACCACCGGTTCAGGTGCTACCAACGAAGCCCGTAGCGCGATCCTTATTACGACCGGCACGCCGGGTACTGCGCGCAACATCGTCGCGCCCAGCCAGAGCAAGGCGTATATTGTTTCCAACCAGTCCGATTCCACCGTAACCATCAAGGGTTCGGCTACGACCGGCGTAGCAGTCGCCGCGGGCACCGAAGCGCTGGTCGCGTGGGATGGTTCGGATTTCGTTAATGTCTCGGTCAAGCCTGCAGGCTCAAACACACAGGTTCAGTACAACAACAACGGCGTACTGGGCGCGTCTTCGGCGCTGACGTTTGACGGTACGACCCTGGCCACTACGACGGTCGATGCCACCAACCTTGAAGTGACCAACCTCAAGGCCAAGGATGGCACGTCTGCGGGTTCGATTGCTGATTCCACGGGCGTTGTAACGCTGGCATCTTCAGTCCTGACCACCACCGACATCAACGGCGGTACTGTAGACAATGTCACGATCGGCGGCGCAACTCCGGGACTGATTACCGGTACGACCATCACTGCGAACACCGCAGTAGCCACGGACACCATCAACGAAAAGACCACCGCCGCAGGCGTCACCATTGACTCCGTTTTGTTAAAGGACGATGTTGTCAATGCCACCGACGTAGAAGTCGGCACAATCTCCGCGAACGACGGCACGCAGGCGGCTACCATCGCCAACTCCACGGGCGTAATGACCATCGCCTCCAGCGTCCTCACCACCACCGACATCAACGGCGGCACGATTGATGGCGCAACCATTGGCGGATCTTCTGCTGCGGCGGGTACTTTCACTAACCTAACTGCAACGGGGAACACTACGCTCGGTAATGCTGCTACAGACACTGTAACAGTCACTGCGGACGTTGCTT